ACTGTGGTTGCTGGTCCAATGGTAGGCGCTGTTATTGTAGAAACCATTGGTGGGGCTGGCGCTGCTGCTGAACTAGGAGCTACTGCAGTGGCTGCTGTAGGTGGTGCTGCTATTAGCGGATCTACCTCGGCTGTAAATGCTGCGGTGCAAGGAAAAAATATTGAAGGCGTATTGGAGGCTGGCGCTATTGGCGCTGCTGCGGGTGGTGCTGGTAGTGCAGTAGGAGCAGAGGTATCAGAAGCGGTAACTGGAGCTACTGGAGGCTCTGTAGCAGTACCGAGTGATGCTGGTCCTACTTTGGGTGCTAATGTCCCTGGCGCTATTGCTGGCGGAACTGCGAGTGGTGCTACAAGCGGATTTACTCGTGCTGAACTATCAGGTTCTAATTTGCAACAAGCCCTAAGACAAGGCGAAATTGGTGGCGCTACTGGTGCTGTTACTTCTGCCATCGGTCAAGGCGTTCAAGCGGGTGGCTTATCAACCGATGATGCCAAGTTAGCTGCTACTTTATCTGGTCCTTTTGTATCTCAAAGCGTATCTAATTTATTTACACCGCAGCAATCTGCACAAACAATAGGTCGTGATACTGGTGGTCCTACTAGCCAATTAGTCGGTACTAGCCCAACTACAGGGCAAGGCGCACCAGGTAGCGCAGCATTAGGTCAAGCACTTAGAATAGGTGATCCAGGCGCACCGATTGAATCTCCTGGTGGTGGCGAAAGTAGTAGGCAACCCGTCTGGAATCTTGCATCATTACGGGTAAAAGACGAAACAGGGAGCAGCGCATGAGTAAAATTTTGATGGAATCGTTAAAAATGGATCTGCCAGGATTGGCGGAATTGATCCGTTCTAAAGGTCGTGGCAAAGATACCATGCTTGCTCACATCACCCCTAAAGAAGCTGCTTTACTAAAGCGCAGAGGCGGATCAGGTAGTGTAAACCCTGATACTGGCTTGCCTGAGTTTGAAGATTCTGGAGATTATTCTTTTGAAGCTCCAGCGCCAGTATCTCCAGTTTACGATGTTGTTCAACCAGGTGGTGCATTTACTCAAGTGTCTGGCGCTACAGGTCAACAATATACTCCTGGTGGCGCTGATTACGCTCCAACTTACACCCCAACTTTTAATGTTGAAACCTACGGTACTCAAGGTCAACCAGCAGTAGGAATTCCTGGTCCAGTACCACAAGGTCAAGAATTGCCAACTGGCGGAACAGTTTATGCGCCCACACCATTAACCCCTCTCCAGCTAGGTCAAGCTGCTGTAGGGCAACAAGTAGAAGGTTATCCTGGTCCTAAAGCCGAAGCAGTCCCACAAACTAAAGACATTTCTACGCAACTCAAAGATGCTCTGACCCCTGGAAATCTTGCAAGATTAGGTTTAGTAGGTGCTTTAGGCGCTTATGGCGCAAATGTAGCCCGTAAAGCAGGAACTCAAACTCAAGCTGCTACGCAAGAACAAAAAGCCATTGCACAACCATATACAGCAGAGGGTCAAAAATTAGTAGGCGCAGCGCAGCGTGGAGAATTAACTCCTGCAAGCCAACAAGTCTTAGCAGCGTATAAAGCGCAACAAGCTCAAGGCGTAGCTACTCGTGGTGGCGTTGGTCAACAACAAGCAGATGCAGCAACAGCAGCTCTATACAGCAATTTATTAGATAACCAATACAAGTATGGTTTACAAGTCATGCAAATTGGTGACAACATTGCTCTTGGCGCTATCCGATCTGGATTGCAATTAGATAACCAGTTGCAAGCTACAACCAACAATTTCTACTCTCAGTTAGCTAGTATCGCTGCTGGTGGTTCTAGTCAGATTCCGTTTGCACCTGGTGTGAGGGCTGCGTAATGGCTGAAATATTACAAACCACACCTAAAACAGATGTGCCAGAGGTAGATACTGCGCCTATTGAAACTGGTTTTAAAAAGTTTCCTTTTGCTGGCGCTTTTGAAAAAGAACAGAGATTAGGTGAAAAGGCTGTTGAAGCTAAGGTTACTGCTGAAAGATTAAAAACAGCTACCGAAGCTGGTGAAAAGCGTAAAGCGTTAGAAAAAATTAGCGCTGAAGATAAAGCCTTTACTGAAGCAATCGAAAAGCAACAGCTACCCCCTCCTGAATTTAAACCAACGCAAGATAATGCTATGGAATTAGGCGGTTTATTTAGCGTGATTGCTACGATGGGTGTGGCATTAGGTGGTGGCGGTAAGCTCTCATCTATGAACGCTTTAAATGCAATGGGCGGTATGCTCAAGGGCTGGCAATCAGGTCGTAAAGACTTGTTTGAAAAAGAACAAAAGATTTTTGATAAGGAAGTTAGTCGGATCAAAGAAATTAACGATAGGTTATTAAAAAAACTAGATCAATATCAAAAGTTAAGAGTTACTGACAAAGAGGCTTCTTTACTGTTAGCACAAGAGATTTCTGCTGAAAACCCAGGTGTTATTTCAGCCTTGATCAACGCTGGTCGTACAGATGTAGCGCAGCAAATAGCGACAAGACAAACCAATGCCATCATTGAAATGACAAAAACTGCATCAAAACATGGTGTAAGTGGCAAAGGCGTGTATTTAGAAAACTATTTCCCTGGCATCACATTTGGTGGCACACCTTCACAAAACGAAGAAAAACGATCATCTATCAATGCTGGTGCTTTGTCATTAGCTACTGCTCAAGATTTAAAACAATACGCTAAAGAGAATCCACAATTCTTAGGTCGGCAAGGTCAAATTGCACAAAATGTGGACAGATATATCAAGTCTTGGAAAGCCTCTGGCGGTACTGAAGATATTGAATCCATGCCAGATGATGGTCAACCAGCGCTTATTTTTGCTAAAAAGTATGCAGCTTACCTTGTTGGCTATGAGCGTACCTTGGCAGGCAGCAATCGAGGCATGACTGTTTCATTCCAAAATCGCTTTAATACTTTGATGTCACAAAATCAATTTAATGCTCAAGGTTTTGAAGAATTGATGAATGAGCAAATGCGAGAAGTTGCTCGTGCTACTGCATCTAAAGATCCCGCTATTACTGGCAGAGGACTGTTAGATTACGGAAATAATATTTATAAGCGGGCTGAACTGCCGACTGCACAAAATGTTAGATCTGAGAAGGTAGCAACAAAAGTTGCATCAGCAGCCGATATACAAGCTACTGCTAGAGGTCAAAACATCACCGAAGAAGAAGCTAAAAAGCGTTTGAAAGCAGCAGGATTTCAGATTGAAGGGGAGCAATAATGGCTGAAGGTCGGGATCTTCTTGCTGGAGATGACACTTCAAGTGGTGGTCGTGATTTATTAGCATCTCCTAAAGCCCCTGTTAAAGAAGCCCCAGGGTTTGGAGAAAAGGCGGGTGCTTTTGCTTATGGTTTAGCTACTGGTATTCCTGGATCTGTTGGTGACATTGAAGCGATGTTGCCTGGTGGACCAGAAGTCGGTGCAAAGGGCAAAGGCGTATTAAAAGGTTACGAAACTGTATTCCCTACTACTCAAAACATTCAAGCTGGTCTTACTAAACTGGGTGTTCCTGAACCTAGAAAAGAAGTAAGTGGTTACAAAACTGCTGGTGAACTAGCTCCTGCTGTGGTTGCTGGCGGTAAAGGTTTATACGAATTAGGTAAGTATGGCTTTGGCAAGCTAAGCGGTTTATTTGGTGGTGGCAAGGAATTGGGTGAAGCTCTCAAAACCACTACTGCTGGTCGTGTATCAGAGGAAGCTGCAAAAGCGGGTAAGCGAGCTGAAACTGCGGAATCTCGTGCTGGCGCTGCCCAGAAGATTGCAGAGCGTGAAGCTGCTAAACCTGGCGCTACTTATGAACAGATGCCTGGCGTTACTAAAGTAACTGAGGCTGGTGTTACTAAGCCCATACCTCAATCTGCTGATGCTATTGGCACAACTATTCGTGATGAAGCCACCAAGGTTTACGATACCTTGAAGGCTACTCGTCAAGCCAATGCTGAAAAGAATAAGGCTGAAGCATTTAGTTTTGCAAGATCAAGAGAATTTATGGGTGAAAAGCCAGAAAATACAAAGGCTTATCGTAAAGTAATAGATCAAATTGATTCTTTGCTAAAAGACAAAACAACTGGTTTAGCGGTTGCAACTTTAGATCCTATTAAAAATCCTTTATTAGCTATTAGAAGGGCTTTAGACCCTCGCTATGTAGATGAAGCTACTGGCATGGTTAGAGGTAAACCCGTTAGCTTTCAAGGGTTAGAAGATTTACGAAGATTTTTGCGTGATCGTTCTTATGGATTACCAGCAGAAGGCTTTGATGCCATCAATCAACAAAGAGCTGGAAAACTAGCTGATGCTGTTGAAGATGTTATGTCTGAATTTTCTAACGGCAAGATCAATACTTTTATCAATCAGTATCGCAAAGATTCTGAACCATTACGGGTGTTCCAGACTAAACTTGGAAAAGCAATGGTGGATGAGCAATTACTGGGTAAAGGCGTTAACTACGCTAGTGTGCCAGCTCAGAACATTCCTGGCAAAGCGTTCAAATCTCCAGACGAATACTACGCCTTGGTTGATGTTTTAGGTGGTAATTTGCCATTGGCAAGACAACAAGCACAACGCTATTTTGCTGCTCAAATGGAAAGTATCAAAGATTCTAATGCTGCTGAAACTTTTATTCGTAACAATCGCACTATGCTCAAAGAAACAGGAGCAATGGAAAATGCAGAGAAATACGCTATTGCATTAAGAGATGCTGAAAAGCGTGGTGCAAGAGCTACAGAAATGGGTAAAACTAGAGCTGATGTTGCCGTTAAACAAAGAAAACTTCAAAACCAGTTTGCTGTTATTGAAACCGATTTAAACAGGGCTACGACAATAGATCAAATCAACACTCAAGTAACTAAGGTAGCTAATGCCCTAGAAGAATCAGGATCTATTACTGTTGCACAAAGAGATCAGTTGTTAAGAGATATGCAGTCTATTACTGATTTGCAAGCAAAGAGCGCCAAATTGAAACAATGGATGAAGTATGGCGTAGCAGCGTTGGCTGGATCTGGTGTCGGTGAAGCCTATAGGATTTTTTCAAAATGAATAAGAAAACCAAAGGTCTTAACCCTGATCTTGAAGAAGCTGTTGCTTTATTGCTACGGCAAGTCATGGCTGATGACCAGGCTTCCCTCACCGACAAGTGCAAAGTGATTGATCGCATGGTTAATATTGAAAAGCTCAAGCAAAAGATTAGTGATGATGAATGGGGTAGTGGATTTATTGCTACAGAGGATGAAGAAGGTTAAACTATGAACTTGTTTAACTTTTCAGGGGATACTTATGGAAGCAGTAGCGCTTATTCGCCTAGCATTAAAAATCATCTCAGACCGTTTGATTACGATATTGGCTCTGATTGCCACCAGCGTGATGTGCGGTTGGACAATGTGGAATCCAATGTGGGAAAGAGTGGTAACACTAGCCATATTCGTAGTATTTTGTTACCTTATAGTCAATGTCAAAGAAAGGACAAAGCATGAGCCTCAAACCGAAAACAATGGGTAGCAAAGGTAATCAACCACACAAGCGCCCATCAGAACAAAATCAACAGATTGCTAAATCTACTCGCCCACAGTTGCCTCGTGATGGCTCTGCTGGTGGAATTAACACTACTTTAACTGGCAAGATGCCTCCTGGTTATATGGCGGTATTTAATTTTGCTGGTAACAACAATACTAAAGATTCCTCTACTACTAAGCCAGGAAACGCAGGGAAAAAGGATATTTACTAATGGCTAATAACATTGCTTTTCAAGCGCAAGGCAAGACCTATAAAGCTAATGTGACTACAAATAGCCAAACCGTAGTCATTACGGCTGACAGTCCTTGCAATCAACTTTTAGTATCTAACCACCAGCCTACTGGTGCTACTGGTCAGCCTGTTTATTTTGTAGTTAGCTCTAACGCATCAATTACTGTGACTGCTCCTACTAACGGAACGCCTCAGTATTGCTTAGTGTCTGTGCCAGGAACAATTAAAACCTTTACTATTCCACAACAGTTTTCTAGTGCAAATACTTATGTAGCGTTTATTGGTGAGGCTGTGTCAGAGTGTTATTTCACTCCAGGAGAAGGGCTATAGATCCAATTACCATCCTTGCTGCGCTAGGTCCACTAGCGGTTGATTTAGGAAAATCCCTAATCAATCGCTTTATTGCACCCGATCAATTTAAACCCGCAACGATTGAGCAGTATGTCCAAATGAAGCAAATGGATTTGGAGCAATTTAAAGCGGTTAATGAAGCTGGTGGTACTAACCCCTCATATCCTTGGGTTGAAGCGATTGTGCGCCTTATGCGCCCTGCTGTTGGCATAATTGTGTTAGGTACTTGGTCTTACCTAAAGCTCACTGACCAAAATAACCCTTCCGTAGATAATTTTGCTTCTTGCATAGGATTCTATTTGTTCGGTGATCGCACTCTTTTCTATGCCAACAAAACTAAGCCCTAATTTTTCTCTTGAAGAACTAACGATCACCAGTCATCGGGAGTTTGACAACACTCCTAATGCAGATCAAATCAACAATCTTGAGCGAGTGGCAAATCTGCTTGAGCAAGTTAAAAAGGCTGTTGGCGGAAAGCCCATCATTGTTAATAGCGCTTTTAGATCGTTGCAAATCAATGCTGCGGTAGGTAGCAAACCTACTAGCCAACATTGTCTAGGTTGCGCAGCAGACATTAGAGTGCCTGGCATGACCCCTGATGAGGTAGTTAAAGCTGTCATTGCATCAGGAATTGGCTATGATCAAGTCATACGAGAGTTTGATCGCTGGACACATATTTCAGTACCAAGCCATGCTGGTGACAATCCTCGCAGACAAGCATTGATTATTGATAAACAGGGAACTAGACCTTATGCATAAAGGCAATAAACCCTCAAAAACAACTAGCGCTGCTGAAAGACGAATGGGCGTAGGCGGTGGTTTAACTCAAATGAAAGCTGTTAAACGCAACAATCTCAGAGTGAAAAGGAAAGCTACTCGTGGCTAAAAATACTAATCTATCTGTTGGTCGTGGCGAAAAGCAATCTGTTTCTGCTGGCGGTGGTTTGACGGCAAAAGGTAGAGCTAAATACAATAGAGCAACAGGAAGTAAATTAAAAGCCCCGACCAAATCAGGACCTCGACATAGATCATTTTGTGCAAGGTCTAAAAGTTGGAAGGGTGAACGAGGTAAAGCAGCTAGAAGAAGATGGGGGTGCAGATGAAACCAGGACTTTATGCCAATATCCATAAAAAGAGAGAGCGTATCCGCAAAGGATCAGGCGAGAGAATGAGATCGCCTGGCACAAAAGGAGCGCCCACCGCAAAAGCATTTCGACAATCCAAGAAAACAGCCAAAAAGCGTGGCAGAAGATAGTCATTACAAGTCGCTGCTTAAGGCTGTAACCTGGCGCATTACAGGCAGCCTTGACACCTTTGTGCTGTCTTGGATTATTACAGGACAAGTCAACCTTGCAGTCACCATAGCCTTTGTGGAGCTGTTTTCTAAGATTGCTTTGTATTGGCTGCATGAGCGCATCTGGTTACGGATTAAGCTCTAAGTAATCATTAACTGATCTACTAGCTCTTAGCGCATCTTTTGGTGTCACCGCAAGAATGTCCATGTAATAGATGGTCATCGTGCTGCGCCTTTGTTTAAGTGTCCAGATGTAATTAAACAAGTCATCAATGTGACTGGTCTGGTCATGTTCTACTGATCCTATAAATGCACCAAAATTATCAAACAAAAAGAATTTGCTATAGCCTTTGATAGTCAAATCATAGATCAGCTTCTTGAACAACTCTAACTGTGTTTCAGTTTGATAGTCAGCCTCAAAATATAGCATCGGCTTTTGCTCAAAGTCATAAGAGTTCAGCACATCGTAGTCCATGCCATCCACATCTACTTTGATCAGGTCTGGCTGATAACCAAACTCGTTGATGATGCTTTTAAGTGGCACACCTACTGTACCAATCGTGTTTTTCATCAAACGCACTTTAGTTTGTAGCTTTTCCTCCAAAAGTTTTTTATTATGTTGCAACGCAACAAAGTTATGCTCTTGAGGTTCAGCACAGAAAAACTCTAATTGGGGGTTTGCTTGTGCCATCGCTGCCAGGAGTGCGCCTACATTAGCGCCCACATCAATCACGCTACCCGTTAAAGACTTGGCTAAATGGGGCAAAAAGCGGTCATAGAGCTTATGTTGCTGTTGGTAGTAGGGTAAGGTATGCCGATCAGTCATTTCGATCAATAGATCGCCTAATTGGTATTTCATGGTGCGCTCACTAACTGCCCTTCAAAGGCGTAAGTTCCCACATGAGCTAATTGCGCCCAGGGAGCTGCATACACTTTTCCACCATGTTGCCTCCAGATACGGCAAAAATGATAATCTTCTGACAATAATCGGTTGGTTTCAGGTTCGATTGAGGTTGCAAAATACTCATGAATGACCTCAGCTTGTTTCATCTGCCCAGATAGATCACCGACATCATTGCTGTATGACGGCACTTTATCGGCTAATTGCTCGAATACAGTACGCTTGATCAGCATAAATCCAGTACCGCCATTAAAGATCTCTACGGGCTGATTAACTGGCACAGTCACTTCACCTTGGTAATTCACTAGATTGACTACAAAAGAGCCTGTATGGTGCTTTAGACGATCATTAGGCACACCCGCATCCATCGCTTGTCTGACTGTATCCCAGTTAATCTCTTTTTTAGGGTAAATACCGCAAATAATGTCTTTGTCCACCTCAAGCATTGCCAGAATATGCAAAGGATCAAATTTAATGTCTGCATCAATAAACATTAAATGAGTGCAGCCTGTCTTAAGAAAAGTCTGTGTTAAAGCATTTCTCGCTCTAGTAATCAGGCTTTCATTAAACATAAAGCTGTATTGTGTTTCAATGCCCTGACTGCTAAAAATGTTTTGCATCTGCATGACTGACTGCATATAGTAGCCAGCGCACATTCCGCCATACATTGGGGTAGCTACGAATAGTTTGATTTGACTGTTATCCATTGTTTTCCTTAATATAAATCGTTTAAATCCACTAAGCGCCATTGGTTTATTGGCACATCATAAAAATATTCATCTGTTGCAACTGCGGTATTTTGCACTTCCATTACGGGTGAATCCTTGATTTTCTCTACATCAATCCAGTAAGCCACTTGCAATAAATAATTGACTACAAACATATAGGTTGGCAGCTCATTATTAAACAGCTTTTGCTTACGATATGGCACATGGATCGTGTCATAGGGGCAATGATGTAAGCCTTCACGCCACTTACGAGCCTCTACCTCGATATAGCAATGAGGCATCCAGTCCTTAAAAGCCACTAGATCTACTTCATACTTATTGGGGTTGGGTATGACATCAACGCACCATACCTGGCGCAAATACTTCATTACCGCATCTCTGGCGGGAGGATCGCATTTGTCGTGCATTGCTTGGTTAAATGGTTTATATCTCATGTATCCCTCATAAGTGCCAGCTTGCTCAAAAAGATGGCTGGCGCACCTTACCTAACTGTCCTTTAGTGGAGGACTCGACTCTGAGCTATCGGAGTGGATTTCTTCAATTAAAACCCTGATTGCGCCACCTTTAATCGGTTTACCTCGCACAATCGAAAGCTCATCAACTTGAAAATCATCATCAAATACGCCTGCATCTTGCAAAGCATCCAGCACACACTTGATCCGATTATCAATATCAATCTTGCGTTTATCCCTTGGAAACAGCACCATTGAAATTCGCAACTTACTATCTCCTAGTTTGGGCACTCTAAATTCAACCACATAATCTGCTACTGCTGCCTTAAACTCTCTGCCCTTTGGTGAAAGGACTGTTCTCCCCCTAAAGTTACGCCAATAGGTATTCATCGAGGGAGGGAACGGAAGCGTTAAAACAAGCATTAAAGTGGGCTACTCACAGTCTTTTTAGTCTGAAATCTCCACGAGCCATAGAGCTGAATAGTGTCTGTTTTCACCCGAAACCTAACAGTTAATTGGTTTATATGGTCCTTCGGTGATCGTGTCCCAACAGCAAACACTACCATCAAAGTTACGCTCACACTTGGTTGCTGAATGAGCTGAACCTAATAGAACCATCATACTAAAAAGGAACATCGCTATCTTTAACATGATTGACCTCCTTTGGATATTGTGTATCTGCATTAGGTTTCCAGGTATCTTCCGATAAACTGATCAACTGACCCTTGGGCGTATTCTTAGTCCAGCCTGCAATCTTGAGGGTTTGTCCTGCTTTGTAGTCCTCTGAGAGCAAAATAGTACCCTTCCAGTCTGGTGCTTTTTCATGCTTTCTGTCTGTGTTTTGAAATAATACGCCTTTGCCCATCTGGGCGATATGTCCATTAGCCATTGATAATTTCCTTTCTGTGGATTTGGATAGCTGAGAGAAATTTTGCTGTTGTATTGCCGTCAAAAGTTTTTGTATAGGCTGCATTGCAATCTCTTAATTGATTGATCTTTTTATAACGCTCCTCATCGTCATACTTCTTAGATTCATGGATCTTGGCATGAAGCTCTGCAAAGCCATCAATCCAATCATCACGAGTTAAGTAGGTTGCGTAAGGTTCATCGCTGCCAGGGATATACATCGGAATACCTAGATCGCTCTTGATGTTCTCAATGGTAACTTCCTCTTTGCCAGCTTTAAGAGTAACTACTGGCGCAACAATCTCTACTTTTCCAAGATCTTTGGGCGAGGGTTCAAAGTCCTGTACTTCTTCTGGCGAGTAGAATCCAGTAACACTCCCTGGAAATACTGATCTAATACCTTCTGAAATACATCGGCTTCTGAGCATTGCTCTGGGGAACTTTTGCCAGCCTGAGCCTGGTTTGACAAGTCCGATCCTTTGCGCTTGTTCGATTGTCCAGGTAACGGCAAGGCTGCCTCCGTTGGGGTGACTGAATACGCCTGTAACTTTGTCATCTGTGTAATCCTTCCAATCTACTTTTCCGCCTGCATTTTGAAAACGAGCCAACATTGCATCTGCTTTAAGTGCTGGTCTGCCTTGAATAATATGAAAGTCACGAGCAGCCGTAGCAGGGTGTAAACCTTCTGCCTGGGCTACTGCCATCAGCGCTAGTACGCTGTTTTTGTCCTTCATTCCGAATAAACCAGAAGCAGCAATAGCGCCTGCCATCTGATCCATCTCGTTAAAACTAACTAAATTAGACATGGATCATCTCCGCTAATGTGATTACTGTATCAATGACTGCACTAGCAGCCATCACCCAAACTGCAATATCTATTGAGTTCATTTGACTAAAAACCTCCGAGAACCTGGCTGCTCGACAATGAATTTCTCATAAATGTCTGGCATAGCCTGTTTAAATAAATCAGCACTAAAGCGGTTGCTGCTCTTGGCTGACTTCCATGACACTAAGGTTGTGCCATCAACGGATCTGATCTCTTGGTTTTCCGCCATCAGGTTGCGGATCTGCACCTCTATAACTTCCTCAGTAGCCTCAAGATGTTTAATTTGATTCTTAACATCTTTAAGTTGAGCGATAGCAAGCTCAATCTGCCTTGTAGCTGTAATGACCGAATCAGAGCTGTGAGGATAGATAATCTTAGTCTGGTCAATTGTTTGTGCAGGAGGCAAAGTATCAGCCTGGCAATAACCCCAAACTTCTGCCATCTTTTTAATAAGGTCATCTTTCTCGCTTTCCGAAATATCAAATTCAAAGGTGTGAAACTCTTGCCCGCCAAACAAAACAGCCAAGTAAATTTTCTGAATACCATGACAAGCAGCCTCATGCACTAATTGGGCGTAATCAGGATCAGGCACACGATTAGTATCAGGATCAAACTTATTGCGATGAGCTGCGTTATAGTTTTTAGCCTCTACTAGAGCCAAACCATCAGCGCTAATAAAATCAAAATGAGAACGAAACCAATCATGCTTGGGGTGGCTGATCGAATAATCCGCATCTTTTAACTCCATCTGGTGTTTGTTTTGAAATAGTCTGCCAATCACAGGCTGCATGACATGACCCATTTGTACAACTTCCACGCCTGATAAATCAGGAAGATCCTTCTTACCCTGCTTTTCTAGGATCACATCGACCATCTTGCCATTGGCTACCTTTCGGCTGTCCCCTGACCAGATAGCGGATCTGCGAACTTCTGGCGCAAAATCAGCTTGATCGTTCATTCTGTGATCTCCATAATCGTTTTAATGATTTCACGATAAGATTCGATCTTGTCCTCAAGCTCTCCAATATCTTGATCTAATACTTCATACTCAGCTTTTACATCCTTGAGATCGTCTTGGAGCTGCGCTATCAAATCATCTTGACGGGCTATTAAATTCTTGAGCCGATCAAGTTCAGATACTTGGGGATTCTTTTTAGGTCTGCCAGGCTTTTTCTTGACTGGAAAATCAGGTACTTTATTCATCATCTACTCCTAGTTAGGTTATTTACCGAATGGTATTGTTAAAAGATCATCCAGCTCCTCATCGGTAAAGCGCTGGTGATTCAGGGTTACATAGTGCTGACCGATTTCACCGCATCCGTCTGGGGTGTTATACGCCCTCTCAACGGAACATAAAGTAAAGCGAGTAGTGCCATGCACTAGGTCTAGTCTGGCTGTCCTGGCGCAAGTGGCATCATCAGCTTGAAAGTTACGGCAATCCACACAAAAGTATTGTGATTCCATACAGGTATTCCTCTCATAGTTAGGTCTTAAATGGTTACTACATTAGCGACAATACACGATTATTTTATTTCATGCAAATAATTTTATCATCGTTGCTAATCTACTACATCAAGGCAAAGCATAGTCTATAATATATATATAGTCTATGGTCTATACGACTTATATACTTCGTCTTATATACTTCGTAAAATAGAAGCAATCTATTCTATCTCTATCATATAACTACGAGAAATACAGATGTCTATTCTCCTACTATGGGTAAATTACTATGGTGTACGATAGATAAAAACAAACGATAGTTTGTTTTATCTACATCTATTACGACCAGATGCCTAAAATTTAAGCAATGCACATTACAGGCACATTGCGCCCATGCGAGAAACATACCAAATTAAAACCTAAGATTTTGAGGGCAGCATAAAAAGCACTCTGGCAAATAAAGTTCTATTTTGATAGTGTGAAAATCAGCGATTGTAGGCGTTAAAAAGGGTAGCTCTAGGCTACCCTATTAAGTGGTAATTAAAAACCCGCTACAGCGCCATTAAAACCCAAATAAGAGGGATAACAGCAATGGCACAAGCAATTAAAATACATTTATCTAGCAAAGTATCAGAATAAATCAAAATAACCTCCCATTTTTAACAGTAGATCGCCAGGCGTTAAAACTAAGCGCCTGTATGCCTTGTTTAGCAGCCCAGTAGCAATAGGCGCTATATTTCTGTTTAGCGCTCATGATCAATTTATCCTATATTCCATAAATTTATCTTGATCCAGGCGTACTAAGAATGAATGATCCCCTGTAGCAATGTAGTCTGATGCCTTTTTATCCAGGTATAACCATGATCCACCTTCTAACTGAATGGCATTAGATTGGCGCTTTACTATATCCCTAGTGACATTCATTAGTTTGCCCTGGGGATACCAATCATGCCTAATCATGGTTAAGGCATTGCCCTCTACTAATTTACGCTTTATATCTGCAAAAGTTTTCATTGTTTACGCTCCAAGTTAGGTTATGACTTGCTAATACAAGTCCTATAGATCCCTGATAACCAAGGATCTATAAGATTGCACTAGGCTGCTACTTGATTGGTAATGGCATCAAGTGAATTGATGTAGTCTGCTGATTTTTGCGCTAATGCTGCAGCGTTAAAAATTGCCTTATTGTCTGCTTTAAGACACTTTAACCATGATCCAATATAATCAGCGTGTCTTAGATCCCCTGCAATTTTGTAGTCCTGGCATAAAAAAGCAGCGCCTAATTCTGCTACCAATTCTTCAAAGGCATAAGCAGCATCAGCGAATCGTTTTCCCTTAGTACGGTCTAATCTATGTTTAGCTCCACTCCAGTGTACGATCTCATGCAGCGCTGTAGCATAGTAGTCTGATTCAGTTTTAAAGTCTGTTTTATTAGGTAAATGAATAGAATCTTCAGAAGGTCTATAAAAAGCGCTGTTAGATCCATGCTTGATATTAGCGCCTGTTTTAATCATACGATCTTCTAAAGCAGGCATAGGGTTAAATTCTTTTTCAGGCGCTTTAGGTGCTGTAAATTCTATGCCTTCTACCTGGCAAGCATTAAAAACATAATAAGACTTTAAGCAATGATAGATTGATTGCTCTACATTGCCATTTTCAGGGTTGATTGTGTCTTTTTGAATAGGTGAATAGAAAACAATCATTGTGCCTTTTTCACCTTTTTTGACATTAGCGCCTAATTCCTGCCATTGCTTGAATGATGCCCAGTAAGGCATAGAAAAACCACTCATTCCAAGGATAAGACGGTTTATTCCTTGATAGTTTTTCTTGCTTACAATGTTTTGATCTTCATTAGCGCTATAGCTAATCCAGGGCTTAACCCAAGGTGCAGCGCCTTTTTCTAATTCAGCAATAATACGGTCTGTTACTTGTTGATAGACTTTATTTTCCATGATGTATGCTCCAGTTAGGTTAGGTAATCATATAGTCATATAGACTATATACTGATTATAACGCTATCATCTATACACAAGTAAACAAGTATTTAACACTTTTTTAAACTATCTCACATTGTGGAATAGTCTATCTTCTATAGTCTATAGATCTATAGTCTATAATCTATACTTCATAGACTACTATATATATATAGTGTTAATAGATAAGTAGTGATTTAGTAGCTATATGTATAGATGAGATTTAGGGGTAATTGAATAGTGTATAGGTATGCTACCAGCTCCCCTCTAAGATTTTCAAAGGGTATGCCTGCCTGCCTTGCTAAATGCCTGTAATTGCTTGCTATTGGCATGGTAATGGCTTTTGGGCATAGCAAAATAACGCATAACAAGCACAACAAGACGGCTACTTGAGTTGGGCATGGGCAGGTGGAGTGCGTACCCCCCAACTGAGTCCCCCCAGAAAAAAAATCAGTTTTTTACAAACTCTGAAAACAGATGGTATTGGGGGCAAGGTCTATGGTGTCAGAGGTAGTGCCGTAGATCTTTCTACTTAACACCTTGTTTTTATTGTGAATATTAAAAGTTGTCCAGAGTGGTCCTGTGTCCACCGCCTCAATGTGCTGCACACCTTTGGAGAGAACACCGATGTCGGTGACGGTGAAATGATGGTCTAAAGTGCATGGACACATCCCCGTAGGGTAGGTTGTTACGACTTTTATCCCCTCGTTTGTCAGATTTAACACCCTCTTTTGCCAATATTCGGGGGTATAGCTGGGCAGTTGGTTAGATGCTGGGGGAGAATTGATCAGTAAGTAATCAAACTCATACCGAGCTGGTGCGTTCAAATCAGGGTAATCGAACAATAGGTCATCAGCTTCAGCTATGGGATTGCTAACCTCCAGGCGATCTGAGAGGTAGGCGAACCAGTCCAAGTGGAAAGCTACCCAATCCCTACGCTTTTGATGGTTGTAAAAGAAGTTGGCATAGCCGATCCAGGAGTTAATGGCGGTGGGCGGAATAATTAGCCCCTGCAAGCTAATAGGCATATCCTCCAGCAAGGGCGTAAGTTGGGCGTGGTATTGCTCATTGCAATGGTGCGTGAACTCTAAGTGGGGGTTTTCCTGACAAACCCTTCTCAAATAC